TCTTGAACCATTTCAGGAGTAGCAACATTACCTGCCATAATAATAGAATGGCGAAAGTCATTTCTAACCATCCTACAAAAATCAACAAACCCTTCACTATAACCATTCGCCACATCAATACAAATATTAGGTTGTAGACCACTATCAGTATGAAACTGTTTTAGTTTAATAAACTCTGTGGATTTCATCCCCATAGAATACCAGATGTATTGTAGAGCAGAAATATTATATTCACTGTAAAATGAAATAAGATCTCTAACATCATAATGCTTATGAAGACAACAGATATGTCCAAGATTCGCCATTCTATCTGCCATAGCGAAAGTTCCAGTAGTATCCATATTCGCTGCCATGACAGGAACACCATTCCAATCACGATGAGAATGATAAAATAGATACTTCTTTTTGATATCTACTTCTTTTCTACTTGCTGTTCTTGACCTTTGAGGAACAAGTAGAACATCGTCAAAGTCAAGTTTCGTTTCGTTCTGTATTTTCATCTTCTACAATCTTATAAAATTTGAGTAAATGAGGAGGGATCTTCCAAGATATTTTTCCCTCTGACATAGTAAAAACATGTTCTCCAACATCTATACCCTCATAAGTCCATAAAGAACCGGGAGGATATAATCTATATTTTTTACCAAGTTGAAAAATCATAGGTCTGCTTCTTTCACAAAAATACCATCAACCATTTTACCCTTGCGGTCTTTGATATCATCCCATGCTCTTGCCAAGCATTCAGATAGAGTAACTCCATTACGAGTAGTAATGTTTAACATAACAACTAACATATCACCAATATCATCTTTAATATCTTTACCTTTGCAAACACTATCAGATAACTCGCCAAGTTCCTGCAATAGTTTTAATGTCTGATCTTTATCAGTACTTCCATCAATTAGGTTTCTATCATGGTGCCATTGAACAACATTATCAATAAAATAAGATAGTGTTGATACTGGTTTATCATTATCTGGATTTTCTATATCATCTATAAAGACAATACCATCAGTAACAAATGCTTCTAGTAGATTATCTTTTTCAAGCATTTTCATTCTTGCCTCATGGTCTGGATGTGTCATTTTTTAATCTCCCTTATTGCTTCCTCAAAAAAAGAAATGTCCAAGTTGGACTTATCAATGAAAGTAAGTTCTGGACCACCAAGACCTAGAACTTCACTTATTGTATCAAATGCATCACAGTTGTCAATCATTTTTGGTTTAGAAACATTAGTATAAACTATTTCATCAATACCACACTGATGCATCATCTGATAACAAGAGGCACAGGGTCTACCAGTAACGTAGACCCTCATGCCTTGTGTAGATTTACCTTGACGAACAGCATTATAAATAGCATTTGCTTCAGCATGTATCATAAATGGATACTTATCAGGTCTTTTATCTGGAAGTTGAGAGTTATCAACTCCTCTTACAAATCCATTATAACCATGAGAAACAGGAGTATTATCAAGTGGATTTACAATAACACATCCACACTGAGTTTCTGGGTCATGACTTTTTCTAGACCAATAAACTGCATCTAAAAGATAGACATTATCCCAATAATGTTTACGAATTTTTACGGAATTTTTATATTCAAAACCCCACATATCATCTGTCATAGGACACCCAATAGTTTCTTTGCTGAATTTTCCCAAGTAAACTCCTTAGCAGTATCAATACCAGCAGGATTAGTGATTGGTTCTTTTTTCCACATTTCATAAGCCCTGCTCATATGATCTGCAAGTTGTTTAACTTGATTCTGACCAATACTTGCCCATTCTCCAACCTTACCATCAAACCAAACACCATCAAATGCTGGTTCTGTTTTCTCAATATCAACAAGAGAACAGTTGAGTGCATTACAGAACTCTGTATGTCCAGAATATGCAGTAGCAATAACTGGCTTGCCCATACTCATCATTTCTAGTAGTTCTAGATTCCAACCTTCTCCCCTTGCTGGGAAAACACCACAATCAACCTGTCCCATAATCTGTGCAACTTCTTCAGAAGTATTAACTCTAGGAACAAGTTTTACTCTGATATCAGAAGCATACATATTCTCAAACTGTTGAGACTGTTGTTGTGCTTGTGGAAAAGGATTAGAACACATCATGAAAAGTTTAACATCCCTAACATCATCTGGAAATGCCATTTTAAATGCTCTAAATAAAATATCATGACCCTTGCGGACTTCCCATTTGCCACAATTAAAAATTACAAACTGAGTCCCAGAAACATTATTTTTCTCTTCATTGAACACATTTCTATCAACACCAAGAGGAACAACATGGACTTGGTTTTCGGGTCTTTCAGTTTGTTCAAGAACAATATCCCTTGCCCATTTACTACATGTAATGACTTCATCACAACATTCTAGATTTTTTAATCTACGCTGGTCAAATTTATTAAGTTCAAAGATTGGAAACCCATAATATTTACCCCTGCCAATTCTTTCAGCAAGACTATGCTCATGCCAAATTTTAACACAAGGAGCAGAAGGATCAAAATCACTTTGCTTATTATGTAATCTACCCACAAGGTCCGCATCTTCTTGAGTAGTTGGTTGAGGTTGACCAATAGGAAACAGAGTTACATCAGCAATCTTATCTAGTTCCTTCAAGATGTTTAAACCAGCAACACCATAACCTAAAGGATTTACTGCTGCCATAACATTAATCTTTTTCATACCATCCATCCTCTCTTTTTTCATAAAGTTCACACATACTCATGTGTATTTCATAACAGGGTTTATTGTAATGTGTCTTACCTTTATGTTCCATATTCCTAAAGATAAGATTATCCTTTTGCACTAAATCTTCTCTTTTACATATAAATGCTTGATCACATTTCTTATTTAGAAAAACAAAGTAATCAACTTCGGTATTGATGTCATAATTAATATAGTCATCATGAGCAGAAGTGATGATAGTACTATACCTAATTCTACCATCAGTTTTCCAAAGTTCATCCTTTATTTCTGTTCTTACAGTAAATTCGTTATCTTCAAAATCTTTAAGGGTTAAAAACTCATCCATAAAGATTGCTTTTTGATCTTCATCAGTAATCCATCCGAACTGATTTTGAAACAAATCAAGGGTATTTAGGATTACTTTCTTACTAATAGTTTTATCCATAATAATACCTAAAAAAACCCACCAGCGAACGGCATCACTGATGGGTTTCTATAAAAAGAAATCAACTAAAATGGAGTTGAACCAACTGGTTCATCAAAATTCACCTCTGGTTCTTGAGCAGGTGTAGTATTAACAACCTTTGGAGGAAGATCAATCTTGTCAGCACGAAGAGAAATCTTTGAACGCTTTTGCCCATCAGTTTCCCAACTTTCACGACGAAGACGACCAGTAACCATAATATAGTCACCCTTTTTTAGATTGTTACCGAAATAATCTGCTTGCTTGCCCCATAGATCTACATCTACGAATACGGTTTCCTCTTGCTTATTTCCATTACGATCATTCCAAATACGGTTTGACGCAACAGAAAGTTCTGCTACAGAAGACCCAGAAGAAAGAGTCTTCAAAGAGGCATCCCTAGTCAAGCGACCACTAATAATAACTTGATTCAAATCACTCATACAAATCTCCTAAACAACATCATAACCACGATAACGTAAAGCCTTACGAGCAAGGCGACGGGCGTATTGTGCTCCGTTGGAACGAAGCAAGTTGCGGAACTGACCAGCGGCATCAGTGAATGCCAATGCTTCAGTTGTAGCGTTTGCAGACACATCATTAAATGCAAAGTCTGCTACTGCTTGCAAAGTGTTATCACATCCCAACAAAACATTCCAATCTGTAGTTTCACTAGTTCTCATGAAACAATCCTCTATAAAAAGTGAAGAAACACTAAAAACGCTTTTGATTATCAAATTATACGTTCTAATTCACTAACTGTCAATTACAATCTTGAGTTTTTTGAGATTAATCTCAATTACTGTAGATGATCCAACTTGAGTAACCTCAACCTTATCTACAATAGATTTAACTTTATCAATATCTTCAGGCGTAATATTATATTTTGCCAGAATACTATTGATTACACTCTCTACAATTCCTGAACCAAATCTTTCATCATTGCTCATGCCACAACTCCCATGAAACAGCAGCAAGTACCTTAGCAAGATCATCTCTCTTATCTGCATCTAATGTGGTATTTTCCAATCCAATAGTATTAACAATTGCTTGATCTACTGCTTGTCCAAGACCATTATATTTGCCTTTAAGAGAAATGCCAGCAAAATTTATCTGTCCACTGTAAGAATTGTAAGTTCTAAACTCTTCGGTTGTTTTAATCAATCCCGGCTCATTTCTAACTACATGTGAGAGTTGAGCATAGAATTGTGCCAATCTGATTTTATCAACATCAGCATCATCACCAACAACTAAATCACTAATACCAGAAACGGTTTCCTTCATAGCATCTGATGGTTCATCAACCTTTTCAAACACTACATTTACTACTGAACTAAAGTTATCGTCAGGAGTAAATACTGATTCCTTAATTTTAGGCCACAGTAACCCAGCAGCAATAAGAACTAGGGCTATGGTTAATTTTGTTGAATCTTTCATAATGGCATAACCTCATCTGGTTCTGGATCATTTTCTGGTTCAGTTTCCCTTTTTGTATTCAACAAAGGAAAGACCTGATCATCAAGAACTTTACATACATCATGCAATCCTAGTTCATGAGCACATGATTTTACACTATACCATTTTTCAACAAGGCATAAAAAATCATGACCATCTTTATCTTCATGAACTGTTACAGAAGCATTCACAGGAACTTCTGGTTTTGGTTCCACTTTGGTTTCCGTATTATCTTTTTTATCGTTTTTTAAAAAGATAGAAACAGCAATAGCAATACCAATACCGACAAGAACCAACTGAACTACATCAAGTCCAAACATAATATTACTCCGTCTTTCTTAGTGAGTCACCAACAATCCAAGATGCTGCCAATAGAACAAGATATTGAACTGTTTCTGCATCAATCTTCATTCCTGTTTGTTCAGCCAAAGCAACTAAAACACCAGCTATGGCAACCCAAACTCTACGACTAGAAAACAAACTCTTCAACTTATCCATAACTTTTCTCCCATTATCTAATTGAGGAAACCAAATCTTTAAATTCGCTCTCTCCATAGTCACGAACTACATTATTAATAGAAGAGATAACGGCATCTCTTTCTTCTTCTGTATATTCTTTCATTTCTTTTCTTGCTTCTCTCCTCATCAATATCCTCATCATTAATCCACGTTTCTGAATGAACTTTTGAATACTTTTTGGGGACTTAGAAAAGTAAATAACATAAATTGCTTTAATTAAGTTAATAATAATATTGGCTATTGCAATAACTAGTAGTGGATCAAATCCATACTTGTCATTATCAATATCGTCATAAACTTTATTACAAAAATCTACAACTTGTTTTGATGGATCACTCATTGTAATATCCTATTAAAAAATTTACGGAATGGACCTGTGGTTGACCTACTAGTAGGTGATTGTTGAACACAATCTTCTGTTTCAGGTTCTGGTTCTTGTTTATTAACACAACCACATTCACCATCATCACAAGGACATTTTGATGTATGTCCATCTCCATGAGTAATTATACCCGTATTTTTGTTACATGGACAATCTTCATTATCATTTGGAGGATTTGGTGGAATTATTTCCCCATCAAGTAATGTTTGTGTCATTTTTGTGGATATTTCTGGTCTAAAATCTAAATGTTCATAAGAAACACTTCCGACACCAAGACCTAACAATGCCAGAATAGATGCAATAAGTTTATTCATTATAAGTAATCTCCTGTGCCATAATCAGGTAAATCTCTAGCAGGAAATCCATCTACATCACTAAATACCCATGAGCCTCTACCAGAAAGCATACCAGCAGCATCTCTTTCTCTAATCCAGAAACTACCATCTGGTTGTCCCAATCTTTTAGGACCACTATTCCATTTGCCCCATGAGTTTTGAACTAAAAATAAAGTTTCCTTATAAATCTCATGACTATCATCACAAGCAATCCATGCCATAGCATGTGACCATCCACCACTTCTTTTAGCAATACCGTTACTATCTCTTTTACTTGAGAAACCATAACCAGAACAAACAGAAATAGCATAACCATTTGCTAATGCATCTCTTGCTTCTGTTACAGTACTAATAAGAGAAATAGTTTTTACTTGATGTTTCTTTGCTTCGGTTGTATAGATACTATCTGGTATTCTATGATTAGCACCAAGACTTGAGTTGTATTTAGATAAATCTACTTTACCATAATCTTTTCTTAAAAGAATACCACCATTTTGATGAACATATCTAGCAGCACCAGAACAAGACATACCTTGTCCTCTATGACCTCTAGACTGATAGATTGCTTCAGTAGCACCTCTCGCTTCAAATGATTCTGCCTCACCCTTAATATCAATCTCTACTGCTCTAGTAATATCTACAGCATTTCTAGTAGAATGAGATACACAATCACCAGTGGTCTGTCTTTCAGAAGGACCAAAATCGGGATCAAACTTTAATAAAGATTTAAATGGGGCACTAACCTTACCTTCTCCAGCACCATAAAGTTCATATGCAGCAGCACCGAACATAGGCATGGGAAGTTCACCAAGTAACTTTTTTACATCCTCTTCATCACACTCAACACCTAAAAAACCATTACGGTAGG